GATATGCTAGGCAAATAGAAACATAAGCAGAACTACTCGGGCTCAACTCGGACACTTACTCGTCACTAACAAGGGATCATGTCATGACCACACCAATTCAGGCCACCGATGCACCAGTTGTCACTCCCGCTAACTCAGGAATCCCGTTGACACAGCCACTTACGGCTCAGCCGGACCAGACTTTCACGGCGGCCCAGGTCGAGCAGTTCCGGGCAGAGGAAAAGGCCAAGCTGTATAAGCAGCAGGAGGAGCTGAAGGCACAGCAGAAGGCTATGCAGGCAGAGCTGGACAAGTACAAGAGCGCTGAAGACGCCCGCGAGACTGAGGCTAAGGCCACTGCTGAAGCAGCCGCCGCAGCGCAGAAGGCAAAGGACGAGGAAGAGCTGGATGCCAAGTCTCTTCTCGCCAAGCGTGATCAGGAATGGTCTGCCAAGTTCGCGCAGCTTGAGGCAGAGCGCGCACGTGATCATGCCCTCCTGGAAAAGGAACGACAGTACTCTGAACTCCAGGCTTACATTGCTCGTCGTGTTACGGAAGAGCGCGATGACATAGAGGAAAACCTCCTCGACCTAGTAACTGGGTCTACTCCGGAACAGGTCGAGGCGTCCATTGTTTCAATGAAGCAACGGTCTATGCGTATAATGGAGAATGCCAGGCAGAATGGCGTGATGACAAGGGCAGCAATGCCCGGAGTATCGTCAGCCGCCGGGAATGCCGGGCCTCTAGATCAACTAGGCGAGCCGCGTGAGCCTACTGCAGAAGAGATCGCTTCTTATGCACCGGGGTCACCGGAACACCTGGCAGCTCGCGCCCGGTACGGAATCGGGCGACAGCAGGCACCGTCAATGTTTGGGTAAACCCAGACAGGACTGAAAGGTCACCAATATGGCTGCACACGTTAAACCTCTTAAAGAGGGCGTGCTGACATGCCTAATGTGCGGTAACGAAAAGTCAGTTGCCTACAAGTTGTCCTTTTCAAATGTTATGGACAATTCCGATACACTTAACTTGGCGGAACTCGCCAATGCAACAATCAAGGACGTGGTCTAATTGGCAGGCTCCTCAATCACTGGTACGCAGTACGCTGCGTCTGCCCCGACCGCGTATGCCGGTGGAAGTTCGCAGCTTACAGCCGCCATCCAGGTTCTATGGAGCAAAGAAATTTTGTTCCAGGCAATGCCCACGCTCCGGTTTGAACAATTCGCGGTTAAAAAGACTGAGCTGGGCACTCAGCCTGGCACTACGGTCAATTTCATGCGATACAACAACCTCGGGCCTGCCTCGCAGCTCGTTGAGGGTATCCGCATGGCGACTCAGGCGCTGACTGCCTCTCAGTTCTCCATCACGGTGGCTGAGCACGGCTACGCCGTAGCTACTACGGAGTTCTTGCTCAACGCTTCCTTCGATGACGTCATGGCCTCGGCCGCGCGTCTCCTGGGCAGGAACATGGCCCTGTACCTCGACGGTGCTGCCCGTGACACCCTCTACCAGGCGTCCTCGATCCTCTACGGCTACAACAAGCCAGCGCTGGCCGGGACTATCCGTAGTCCTCTGTCGCCGTACGACCACGGTACTCCGGCGACCTCGCGTGGTGCGCTATCAGCCGGGAACTACGCGTTCACCACGGCCCTGGTAAAGGATGGCGTACTGACCCTGGCGAGCAAGAACGTCCCCCGCCTGGGCGACACCTACGTGACCTTCATCCATCCTTCGCAGTCGCGGTCCCTCCGTGACGACCCTGAGTTCATAGAGATCTCGAAGTACGCCCAGCCGGGTTCCTTTATGCTAGGTGAAATTGGCCGTTACAACGACGCGGTCTTCATCGAGACCACGCAGGTCGAACCTCAGTACGTCTCCGGTTCGACTGGCGCGACCTTCAACGACTCGATCATGATGGGCGACAACGCATTCGGTCACGCCATTTCCCTGCCGGTTGAACTGCGTGACTCCGGCATCCTGGACTACGGCCGGGAGCACGGACTGGCCTGGTATTCCATATGGGGTCTGGGGCTCCTAACGGATCAAAGCTGCGTGATCCTAGAGACCAATTGACCATACTCGACTACCGTCGTACACTACCTGATGGCCAGAGGCCCACAAAGCTTCTGGCCATTAGGCTAGAATGACCACATGGACCACTAACAAGGGACACGAAAATGGCACCAGCTCCTAAGACCGCACAGAGGGCCACCCCCCGCGCGAAGACCTCAGTCAACCCCGGTGATCATACCGCGCTGCGGAAGCAGCAGCTTGAACGTGAGAACGCCGCCGCTATAGCAGAGCGCGCCGCAGAGCTGACCATGCTGACTCAGGCTGAGGCTTCCCAGGTCCGCGACGAGATCCTCGACTACACGAATATCGATACCCCGCTGCCGGAGTACAAGCCCGCAGTGGACGACACCTCCCCGGTCATTGAGTGCGTCATCAAGTACGAGATCGACCGGATGGCATTCGGGATGAAGATCAACCGTCCGGCCGAATACGACGAGGACGGTTTTACCACCCGACCGGCCGAGCTTGGCGGGATTCGCTTTCTCTCGTTCGAGGAGGGACGCCGGTACAAGCTGCCCCGCGCACTCTACGATCACCTGGATACCAGGGGATATATTCTCCATTGATCAGTGACATGAGGAGTTACTTATGGCCGGTGGGCAAGTCGCCCAGGTAGGCGCGCAGATGATGCTGAATCACCTGCTTGGCAATGCCGCGCCGGTTGTGTCCGCGACCGCTCCCGCTATTCCTGTTCCGGGTCAGTGGTGGATTAACACATCGTCTGGTAACTCCGTCAATCAGTACAACGGGACGGCCTGGGTTGTCGACAGCGGTAACCGGTACCTCGCGCTGCTTACGGCAGACCCTACCCTGCTCCCGGCGGTTCTTATCTCTGACCTGGCCGAAGTAACGACTCCTGGTTATTCGAGACAGCTCGTTACCTGGTCCGACGCCAGCTCTGCCTACCCGTCTGTCTCTGACAATTCCGGTAACGTAACCTGGGGACCTTTCACGGCTAACATGGCAGTCGGTACTCAGTGGGTCGCACTGGTAACTGCAGCTTCCGGTTTGACCGGGCTACTCCTGTACACTTGGACTGTCGGCCTCCAGCAGGTCAATACCAGTGAATCAATTCAACTTGCTGCTACGGAGTTCACGCTAGCACAGGCATAAGGATTACCCATGACAGCAATCGTACCTGGAGACGTCCTCCTCTACCTGTCCGCACCTTCAGCCTCGGCCGGTTTCGCCACTGCCGGTACCCCTGGTTCCTCCTGGGGCAAGTACGTTTCCTCGACGCCTCTTTCCGCCACTACCTATGACAACCTGTTCTCCGACATCACCGGAGCCGAGAACGCCGCCTCCCAGGTTGACTACGCCTGTCTCTTCATCCTGAACAACACTGCCTCGGGTAACTCCATGCTGAATGTCGTGGCGTGGCTGCCGACTTCCTCGAATGTAGCGGGCGCGACGGTGAAGGGCATCGGGGCTGACCCGGCTGCGGCTTCGGTCAAGACGTCCTCGTCTCCCCAGGCTGCGGTTATCTCAACTAACACTAACGCTCCCACTGGCGTGTCCACCTGGGTTTACGATACGACCTCAGACCCGTCGAGCCCGTCCTATGCCAATGGCCTCCAGCTCGGGACGATCGCGCCGGGGTACGTCAAGGCAATCTGGGTTAAGCGAACCGCCGGTAATACCGCTCCGGTTAACGCGGACGGCTACGGTCTTCAGGTTGACTTCGACACGATGGGCTAGACACAGTTGGCCCGATCATGATCATGGCATTCGCGGGCTGACCAAATAAACCGTCTTCTCTTGTATGATGAGAGAGGACCCCTGAATTAAGGATATAGATATGGCAGGAACCGAAGGCATCAAGTGGATTGTTGAGGCTCGCGTCGAGAAGTACACCGACGAGCAGGTCGATTACGCCACTGCCAGGACCGGCATTGACGCGCCTGGAGGAGACATCCTGCGTCATGTGTGCGGAACTCCTGATGATGGTATTGCGCATGCGCACGGCAACCTGCTGACTACTGTCGGCCTGACCGCGATCACCGCCCTGCTTACCGGGACCGGCGGGTCGGGTGCGCTGTACAACCTGAAGGCCGGGTCTCCTACGACTAACGCCATCATGGGTGTCGGGACGTCTGCCACCGCAGCGGCTATCACCGACGTCGCGCTGGGGTCTGACAACACGGCCAACGCTTATTACCAGAACATGGATGCCACCTACCCGACCGTCGCAGCCGGTGTCATCACGGGCCAGTGCTCCTTCCTGACAGGCGTGGCCAACTTTGCATGGAATGAGTGGTGCTTCGCCTCCGGCAACGGCACTATCACGCCGGGTATTGCGCTGGGTTCCGTCTTCGCGACGAACGCGAGCAAGGCAATGTGGAACCACAAGATCCAGTCCCTCGGGACAAAGACCAGTGGTACCTGGGTCCTAGTCGCTACCGTCACCCTCGCCTGAGGTAGCCTCCTCCCGCTTAGGAGGCGAGCATGACAGTATCGCTGGTAGGCACTGCCGGTGTTCTCGCCCTAGGCACAACTTCTGCTTCTCCTGCATGGGGCACCAGCCAGAACAGGACTGCCGGTAATCTTCTGACTGCCGTTGTCACGAACAACAGCGTTAACGTCATTGCCTGCAGTGACGGAACCTGGACGGCAGGTCCCGCGTACAACGCTGGTAGTTCCCCCAACGTCCAGACATTTTACAAGGACCGGTTGGTGATATAACCAG